TACTGAGCAACAGCAACCCTAAGAGAATCACGCATTTCTTCAATGTCAACTCTTTGTTCTTCTTGCGTAACATTTAACTCCATTGGTATTTCTCGGCGAACATAATCACGGGATACTAACTTATCGCTACGCATTTGTAGTAATGCAATGATGGCACGGTTAGGATCCATACCAGACATAATGCCGTAACGTACATCTACGCCATACTCGCCTTTAATATCACGAGATGGTGTGTACTTCATTGTATAAGGTGTACCGTCATCGGTTCCCTTAATAGTCTTGGTCATATTACCAAAGACAACCTCATCTACTTCAAAGCAAAGTGAGGTTAACTCTTGGAACAATCTAGCAAACTGCGCTTGTGCTGCTTTAACTTGTGTATCAAAGCCAGCTTGTAATGCTTGTACTCCACGACCTGTAACAACAGAGGCATCAATATTACCTGAACGAGATTCAGGGTAACGAGAACCTAATCTTAACTCACGCTCTAGTACGCCTGACTCTGTAAATACTCCTGCTGGTAGTTCTAGTGGAACTCTACGAATACCTTGTGGATTAGCAGAACGCATAATCGCATCAGGTCCTAGTGCTAACTCCTGTACATCTTGTGGAATAGCAATAGGTGCTTGAATAGATTTTTCTGCTGCTTGGATCTGCAATACTGCAAAGCGAGCACGGGCTAATTGTACAGATAGAACATCATCAAACTGTCCACGAGCTTCACCATCTAGGGATGAACGAAGTGCAACTCTTGCTAAACACTTACCGACTGGGTTAGGTGTATTAGATAAAACTAAGTTATTACGCTCTGGTATAAAAATTAAGTCTTGATCTTTGTCGTGGTATCTAACAATAGATAGATAAGGGGAAGCGTAAGAATAAACTGTCTTTCCAACTATTTGATCGTAGAACTCAGGATACTGGGAAGCGATACTCTCAGCATCAGATGCAATGATCTGTGATATAGATAGGCAACGACCAAAGCGGTCTACCTCAGGGTATACACCAAAAGGATTTAGTAAACGGATACGAGGATTGTTTGTCTCATAATCCATTTCAATCATTGCTGGCAATAGACCGTAGGTATTAAAGTAATCAGCACCGGTATACATCTGGATCTGTAGATCAGAAGATGCTACATAGTAATTAGCAATACGAGTTCTAGTATCAGCAGCACGGCGTTGGGTATCAGATACCATATTGGTCGCTGCACAGTTAAAGGATGGCAGTGGTGCCATTACCTCTGCTAGATCACGAGCAGCTACATCTACAAAGTTTGCAACTAAAGGCTTTGGGTAATCCTCTGAGAACATAGCAGGATATACTTTTGATATATCACCTTGGCGCACAGAAAGAACATCGCGCATACGCTGGTCTCTAGCTGCATAGCGGTTCTTCAACCGATCTATCTTTGAGACTACCTCTTTAGTTGATAACACTATTTGTCCTTACTAAAATTAATTATTTCTTCTTTTTTAATTTACCTAGTGTTCGGGTAGCTTCAGCAGTACGCTTCTTAGCAGGTTCGTATCTACCGCCTCGTGGGTTTCCATATCTATCACGAAAATCTGTTTCAACTTTAGCAGAGGATGTTCCCCTTTTTCCTGAAGCTGCTGCTGATGCAGTTTCTCTTGTTTGTTTTACAAGATTTCTTGTTGCTGCCTCTATTTTATCTTTTCTATTTTGAACGCCAGAATCTATATTTTTTCCAGCTAAACTGTTTCCAGAACCTCCTGGTACTATATTTTTATCAACTACAGTACGACCAAGTGTTCCAACTGCGGTTACAATATCGCGAGCTTCACGAGCAGTTACTCGGTAGCGATTTGTAATATCTTGAATTAATGATTTCTTATCTTTTGCTTTTGCCATTTGTTTTTCTCCTTAGATGAATGTACGTTCTTTTTCTGCAAACAGTTCATCTAGGTTGACGACTGTTCTCTTGCTTTGTTCATACTTTGATAGGAATGGATTTTTAAGATGGTGTGTCTGGTACTTACCATAGTTGAGCATCTCTCTTGCTCTGATCTCACAGAACCAAAGAGCCATTACCATATCTGTCTTACCCTTAGTCGTAGGAGACCAAGTAATTAACTGCTCTATTAGAGCCTTAATGTTTTCAGTTTGATCTGAAGGTAAATGTATTAGGTTATCCCTATGGTGCTTGCCATCAAATTGCTTAGTACCAAATAAGGTAGCCATAGATGCAACACCAAAACCTGCATCCCATTTATTATTACCGGTATGGTGTTCTTTAAACTGTACACCTTTAGATGCTAAGTGCATCTTGATACCTTCATCCTGTGTTAAGAAAGATTGAAATGCGTTCTTCTCTACTATCCACTCACTAGGACCATACAGGGATGTCCAGTCAAATATTAAATTTCTAATAGCAGCAGGGCTAGGCCGCGTAATCTTAATAGCATCTACAATATAGCGTTTACTAGTAGCTCTATCTATTGCATAACAGATAGCTGCGGTATCTCCTACCATCGCAGGATCAAGACCACAGATAAAGGTAAAGCCATTTAAATCTCTTGGGTGTCCAGGATGACCTGCGGTTAATCTACCTGCCTTACGCATACCATCAATAGATCCACGAACACAGACTGGGTCAAAGGCCGCATCATCTGATATATCTTGTTGCTGGTAAATCAAAGCCCAGGTTGAAGCATCCATAGATTGGCGTTCGTTATATAGGTTACGCCCATTCCATCTTGGATAAAGATTAGTTACTGGATCCTTCTCAGTTTCTTCCTGACCATCAAAGGGTTGATCTGAGGCAGGCCATAAGGTTTCCCACTTATCGGGATTATCATCTACTGTAAGTAGAGCTGGCATTGCTAGGTAGGACCAAGGTACTAGGCCACCAGGATATCTATCGTTGTTGCGTAGTTCTTTATATAAATCAACTGATGCCACACGGGTACCTATGATGATTAACTTACCCGTAGGGTTAAGACGAGATCTAACATCTTGGGTTAACCACTTGATCTGTCGTTCAAAGTCATTTGCATTGGATAGGGTTACAGCATCATCTACTATAATCATATCTGCTCGTTTACCGTAGATCTGACCGCCAATACCAACTGCTTCTATATTGGGATCCTTCTCAGATGATTCACGCAATTCATCACCGAAGGTAACGCGAGTTGCTTGCCAGGAGGCTGACTTAGATTTAAAGCCGATACCGGCAGCGTAAGCTGACTGGAGGGCCTCATATTGCGGATGGGTAAGTCTTTGCTTTATAGCGTATAAAAAGTCTGCCGCTAATCTTTGAGTCTGGGAAACTATCAGTACTCTAAAGTTTGGGTTCTTACAAACCTGCCAGGTGACGTAGTCAATTGTAATAGTCATTGACTTGGCGTGGTTGGGTGGAATGTTTAAAAGTATGCGGTTATTAGCTAATCCCTTTTCATACTTCATAGAGGGGTGCAACCAAGAAGGCTCACCAACCTCAATCATATCTACTAAATTTTGTTGATGGGGGAAGGTCTTATTATGTAAGAAGCGATCCCTAAATTGAGCAAAGGTAATCTCATTTACATCACCTAGTGCGAAGTTCTTATCCCTTAGACCAAGGCGGGTTCTATCTACCTTGTCTGAGAATATCTTGTCTGTCCTGCGGTAGTACTCATAAGTCTTAATGGATTTACCGGCGGAGGCACAGGCTTGCTCTATCGTCATACCTTCTGCTACGGATGTAAGAATAATCCGCTTGCCGATATCTGCTGAGTTCTCAGCCATTAATCTCCTTGTGGATAAAGCTGTGGATAAGCCGCGTAATTGAAATCTTTGATCTATTACTAGGCCCAGAATATTATACTGGAGATAATATTACACTACACCTGCCGCTTGCGTATGTTGTCTGGTAACTCCCGAAGGAGCTACAGCGACTGAGGGGTAAAACCTTCGCTCGCCCTTAGGGGGCATCGCGTAGGTTTACCGAAGCGATGTGGTCGTAAAACTTAGCACTCTCCGTTTTACTCCCCTACTATATATAAGGCGGGAAATTAACTCCATTTCCCGTTTTCTGGTAATAAATCTTTATAAATGTGATACACCTCACTTACAAAGTAGGACATAACGGACATATCGGGCTATATTCAGCCAGCTTCACTTTAGCAAATATTTTTATTTGAGGTATATACCCCGTTCACATTTCAGATTAAGCATAGGGGGGTCGGTTTTGCGGGGCGGTGAGCCTTGATCGGTAGCGATTGGTCAGCAGTTGGTGGCAGTTGCGGGGGTATTAGGAAGGAATAGCAGGCAAACTACTTAATCGGCAGGGTTTTAATTAAACATCTTCCCCGATCTGCCAGCCCTCAGCCAGCCCGCCAGCCCTCAGCCCTAACTCTTTACCTCAGGTTTAAGGTAGCCAAACCCTCAACCTTTACTAGAGGTTTGACCCAGCCAAACCCCAGCCCACTCCCAGCAAATCGTTATCATTTCGTTATCATTAGATACTTGACATAGGGTAGATACCCGTATATATTTATCTTATCAGGGCGAACCCGCTCTGAACGAGCCTAAGAGGAGATCAAGAAAATGACCCGTAAAGACTATGTACTGATAGCACAAGTTATTGAAGGTGCTATGCAAAACTGGGAAGGCTTCACCCCTGAAGCCAAGGAAGCAATTACAGGCTTAGCCCGTAGCCTTAGCCACAAGTTAGCAGATTATAATCCAAACTTTGACCGTGCTCGCTTCTTGGAAGCCTGTGGGGTGAAGTAATGCCTACATTTCAAGTTAATATCACAATAACAAGTTATGGAGAAACAACTATTGAGGCAGATAATTTAGAGGAGGCTAAACAACTGGCTCAAGATTTAACGGCAGGAGATTTTGATTTCATTAACGGCTCAGATGATGAGCGGGAAGTAATAGAGGAGGAGGAGTTTACCTGCAAATGCGGGGCAGAATTCCCCAATGAAGGCGATTTAATCCATCATAAATTAACTTGGTGTTAGTGGCGGGCTATCTCCCACCCTTACGGGTGGGCGGTGGCACTCTCCTAAACAATTAAAAGAGAGTGAGAAGGAAGGCGATCTAATGAAGTACACAATCACCGCAACTCAAACCAAAGTTTATGAAATAGAGGTTGAGGCGGCAGATGCTGGTGCAGCCATTGATTTATTAGATGACTGGAACGAGGATGACTTTCAGGATTTTATCGCTGAAGGTGGCTGCTGGGAATTGGAGGCGCACTAATGAACTCTAAGTGCCAGCAATGCGGGCAGGAATTAGATCTACTAACCGCCTTTACTAAGTATCAAATCTGTGGGAAATGCACTCGCACCAATCAGAGGAAGGCGGTCAAATAATGACCACTCGTGTCTGTGATGTTTGCTTTGATTACTTTGCAACGCTGAGCGAGGCTCTAGAGCATAGCAAGAAGCACGAGGAGAAATATGGAATTAGAGCGGTCTTTACTTGCGAAGGGAAGGAGGACACTTACACCTTCTATGATGAGCAGATCTTTAATTCAGAGGAGGAGGCAATGGAGGCAATAAACGATTCTTACGGTGAAGAATTGGCTCAAGCCTCAACTTATGATTCTTTACACGAGGAGGATTTAATCGGCTACTTATACGAGGATTTAGAGCCTTATTTAATAGAGGAGGAGAAGTAAAAAAAGCTGGTCGCTTAATGGTTTCCTTGCCTTTCTCCTGATACTATATGGGGGAGAGGCAGTGATTTCCTTAATCGGATATCAACAAACAAACAAGAGAGAAAGAGAGAAAGCAAATGGAAGGTAAGAAACTGCTAGACACACTCTCAAAAATTGAGGGTGGAGAGTTGTACGACATCTTTAACCTATTGCCCGATAGTGTGGGAGGGGGCGAGTGGTTAAAGGAAATCCAATACACAGCAGGGAGAGTGGCTGAGTATATTCAAACGGGCGAGGATTATTCCTTAGACGATCTTAGAGATCTAGGTTTTGAGTACGCCAACGGACAATGCGAGGATTATTACTTCAACATCAACGCTGAAGTTCAAGCCCTGAGTTTATGGGGATTAGATGAGGTAAGCGAGTTAGTGGCAGAGTTAAATGCTGACGCACCTTACCCAAGTTTTACAGATCTAAATGCTCAATACCTATTTGCTGGTAAGCGTATGGTTTGGGATGCAGTAATAGATCAAGCCTTCACCAATACAGAGGAAATGGCGGTGGCACAATGAGATCACCAAACTATTACAGAGTGAGAAGGCTCGTGAGGATTGCTGTTGCCTCAGCTTTTTTGACTTTAATGTATCTAATCGCCACCCGTATCTGGTTCAACGATGGCGGACTATGTATCGGCACAATATTGGAGTGTGGGCTATGAGAAATTCTGATCTAATTAGAGAAAAATTAGGTGAGGCAAAGGCTATTGCTTGGGATACCTGCCACAAGATCTATATTCTAATGGATAGTGAGCAAGTGGACTTAATGCGTGGTTATGGATATGACCCACTAATTACTGCCGACCAGATGTCTAGTGATGAGATGTTTGAGGTAGTTGAGGGCTGGTATGAGGATAGTTGTTCGCTGCGGTTTATTGATGCCGTATCAACTAACCATATAAACCCTAATGCTGGGTTTGAAACTTTAGTATCTCAGTTTGATGAGCAGGAGGTATCAGTATGAATGTGGAAGAAATATTAAACTTAATTGATCAACGCATAGCCAATTTAGAGAAGGCTAGTGATCATACTCAATGGGTATGGGATACAGATCAAGACTTAAAATCTTGGGGCAACCACCAGTTTATCGGTGGCTCTTGGGCTGAGCTAATGGAAATCCGTCAGGAAATAATATCTATTATGAATGAGGAGGTATCAGTATGAAGGCAACACCAGTAATATGTGGCGATCACCTAGTACCAATAAGTGAGTGCGACTGCCTTACCTATTTACAAGAACTAAAGACATCAGCCGAGCGGCTGGTTCAACTAACAAAAGAGAGAGAGGAAATGAAATGAAAACCTACGAGGTAAATATAACTATCACCTCCAATGGACAAGCAAGGGTAAAAGCCACCTCATTAGAGGAGGCGTGGAAGCAAGCAAACAACCTGACTATCGGTGATTATGAAATGATAGATGGTAGTAAAGACAATGTAGAGATAGTGGAGGTGAGCGTATGAAAGAGTTATGCCAATTCTGCGGGTGGGAGATAGCAAGAGTGGACTGGTATCACCGATACAACGGCAAGCTAATCTGCGATAACTGCGTGATGGACACAATGAGCGAGAGAGAGAAGGAGAACGCAAGATGAAAGTCAAAAGAGTACTAGAGGAACTAAATGATCTACCTTTGGAGGAGGAGTTAGTTATCCAATGGTATAGAAAGGAAGATGTAGAGAGCAACAAGGGCAGAAAGATCAGCCCTGAGGCTTGGGAACACATAACCCAATGGGCACCAGACTATATCTCAGAGGAAGACTTTGGGATTTCAGCACTACTAGAGAGGGCAGAACAAGACAATGATTAAAGAGATAGAGTTAGAATATACAGTTAGTAATCTTGTTAAACTATCAAAGGATAAATGGGGTGATAACGCAACTGAGTACCTAGCAGGTGCGTTGGATAGTGTGATTACCTATAATCAAATGAAAGTTTTAATTGACTTCTTAAAAGCGGAGCGAACCTATGAGTAATGTATTAGAGCTACGCAACGGGACAGTAAAGCGCATCATATTTTATGAGGTGTCAGATGCTCAGAACCTAGCCATATGGGGTGGAGAAAGCCCCTCAGAGGCGCTGAAATGGTACAGAGAAAGCCCACTAGACAGCAAGATATGGGTGTCAGAGTGGCTCACAGATGAGGAAGATGCTAAGGAGGTGTCGCCCCAGATTGAGATTACTTCCATAGTATTATCTACTATCGCAAATTGTATGGAGAGGTGGAGTAATTGAGCAAGACAAAACAAAGAATAGAAACTGCGAAGGCTCAAGCCGTTCGTCAGAGAAACTACCGAAGAGCAAGGGACAGGGCGTTAGCTCGTTTGAGTAATGATTACCCAAATGTATATCGCACCTATCTTGAAGAGGAGATGGAAGCTGATGAAACTATGGGTAAGAAATGGCTTGATATTACTGGCAACACTAGGTCTACTAACACAAGGTCATCATAAATTATTTCCACCTACCACAGTAGGTAGAATACCTGATGGTGTAATTGAGAATAGGAAGGCAACGCAAGATGAGAAAAACCACAATAGAAAGATCGCAAAGGCCTACGCTCAGGCTGGTTTCGGGTGGCAGGGAAGAGAGTGGACCTGCCTTAAGTCCCTTTGGACCAGTGAGAGTAGGTTTGATAACTACGCAAAGAACCAACGAGGATCAAGTGCTTACGGAATTGCTCAACTCCTTGGAGAGAAAGATAGTAGAGCTGAGTATCAAATCTTGCGAGGTCTTAAATATATTTCTAAGCGATACGGAACACCTTGCAAAGCGCACAGGTTCTTCCTCACGCACAGATATTACTGATACTTGCAATGAATGTGGTGATGACCTAGTAGCAGAGGGTGAGAGCAAGTGTCTTGATTGTTTAGAGAAAGCTATGTTAGTATCTAGCTCTTAGGTCGGCTCTCTCCGATCTATCTAAAGATAGCCCTACCAACCCTTCCTGGTGGGGCTATCTACTTTTTTCTAATCCAATACTGATCGTTGATAACTAATGTTTCTATCTCAGCCTTGTGTCGCTCAGTGAATAAGAGTATGCCAGGGCGAGGTGTCT